TAAATATAAAAAAGAAACAGGGATGTTTGAATTTTCTGATATGATTTCTGAATTTATTGAAAAGAAAAAATGTCCACAATTCGATGCTGTCTTTTTAGATGAAGCACAAGACTTAAACAATTTACAGTGGGAAATGTTTCATTATATAGAATCAAATTCAAAGAGATCTTATCTTGCAGGTGATGATGATCAAGCGATTATGGGTTTTCAAGGTGCTAATCCAACTCATTTTATAAGACTTCACAAAGATAAAGATACCACAGTTGATAAATCATTAGTAAAATCAAGAAGAGTTCCAAGAAAAGTTTTAAAGTTAGCTAAACAGATACTAGATAAAATTCCATCAGATAAAAGAGTTTCTAAACAATGGACACCAAGAGATTTTGAGGGAACAGTAACCTGGGTATCAAATTACGAACACATTGATTATAGCAAAGGTCAGTGGATGATAATGACAAGAACCAATAAGATGTTGGAACCTTTAAAAGATTTTTTTGAAGACAAAGGATTTTATTACGGAAGTAAAAAAGGAAATACTCTAGTTAATAAAGAATTATTACAAGCCATTGATACTTGGAAAAAGTTAAACGAAGGTCAATTAATACCTGCAAGATTAGTTAAAAAGATATACAACTTTATGAGTGTTAAAGGTAAAAGCTTAAAAAGAAATTATGGTAGTGGCTCTTCCTTAGATTCGGTCATAGAAGATGTAATCAATATAGAAGATTTAAGAAACGAGCATGGTCTGCTAGCGGCGGGCAGCTGGGAACAAGCATTAGACAAAATTACAGATAAAAAAAGAAACTTTATTCTTGCTATGGAGAAGAATGGAGAAAATATATCTCCTGATGTAGATCCTAGAATTAAACTATCTACTATTCATGGTGCTAAAGGAGATGAAAGACAAAATACAGTTTTAATGTTGGACATAGATTACAACAGTTTTAACGCGTATCAAAAAGATCCAAATCCAGAACACAGGTTATTTTTTGTAGGTATCACCAGAACATTTGAAAATTTATATATTGTCAATCCTGCAGGAGAGTATGGGTACCAAATATGAGTGCCTATGATAAACAAATTGGAGGATCTCATTATCGGTCTTTAAAAATTCAGCCAAGCAAATTTGTAATTGAGAATGAATTGCTTTTTCCTGAAGGAAATGTTATTAAATATATCTGTCGACACAGATTTAAAAACGGAAAGGAAGATTTGTTAAAAGCTATTCACTTTATTGAAATGATTATTGAAAGAGATTACTCAAAAACAGAAACTAAAAATCCACTAGACAAGAAAAATTATTGGGGCATCTTAAAAAGATGATGTTCGAAGCTCAAACCGAATGGATAGCTCCGGACAATTTCCCAGACCTAAGTGGGTATAAACTCATAGCGATAGACTTAGAAACAAGAGATCCAGATTTAAAATCTAAAGGATCAGGAGCAGTTATTGGCAATGGGGAAATTATTGGAGTTGCTGTTGCAGTTGATGGATGGTGTAAATATTATCCCTTTGGCCATGAGGGCGGTGGCAATTTAGATAAAAAGAAAATTTTAAGTTGGTTATCTGATGTTTGTGCAACTGAAGCTACTAAAATATTTCATAATGCAATGTATGATGTGTGTTGGCTTCGTTCTTATGGAATTAAAATAAATGGTCATATCATGGATACTATGGTTATGGCTTCTTTAGTTGATGAAAATAGAATGCGTTATACTTTAAATGCATTAAGCTGGGAATATCTAGGCGAAAGAAAAAGCGAAGCTACATTATTTGAAATAGCTAAAAATTGGGGTATAGATCCTAAAGCAGAATTATACAAATTACCAGCCATTTATGTGGGTGAATATGCAGAAAAAGATGCATCTCTTACATTAGATTTATTCAAACGACTATCTTCCGAAATTAGAAAAGATAATTTAACAGAAATATTTGATTTAGAAACTCAACTTTTTCCTTGTTTAGTTGATATGAGATTTAAGGGCGTCCGAGTAGATGTCGAAAAAGCTCACCAGTTGAAACAACAATTACTTGAACAAGAAAAAGGGTTGCTGCAAGAGATAAAACGAGAAACACAGATAGATGCTCAAATATGGGCAGCAAGATCGATTGCCACAGTTTTTGACAAATTGAAATTACCGTACAAAAGAACTGAAAAAACAAATGCTCCATCATTTACTAAAAATTTTCTTCAAGAACATGAACATCCTTTGGTTAAAAAAATTGCAAAAGCTAGAGAAATTAATAAAGCGCATACAACATTTATAGATACCATATTAAGATATGAACATAAAGGAAGAATACACGCTGATATAAACCAAATAAGATCAGATCAAGGTGGTACTGTCACTGGAAGATTTTCGTATTCTAATCCTAACTTACAACAGATTCCCGCTCGTAATAAAGACTTAGGTCCACTGATTCGATCTCTATTTGTCCCAGAATCAGGTTGCGAGTGGGGATGTTTTGATTACTCACAGCAAGAACCAAGGCTGGTAGTACATTTTGCAGCAACAACTGCAGGTATTAAGGAAGATCAATCAGTAAAAGAAATTGTAGATAATTATTCTAACAACGATATTGATTTTCATAAGACTGTTGCCGACATGGCAGGTATCAGTAGACTTCAAGCCAAGACTATTAATCTAGGATTATTTTATGGAATGGGTAAAGCCAAGTTACAAGCAGAATTAGGTTTAAGCACGAAGCAAGAAGCTGAAGCATTATTTAATCAATACCACGACAGAGTTCCATTTGTTCGTGATCTGATGCATGAAACATCTAGATGGGCCTCGAGAGAAGGAGAAATCAGAACACTACTTGGAAGAGGATGCAGATTTAATAAATGGGAACCTGCACAATTTGGAATGCACACACCTATGACCTGGGAAGATGCAGTTAAAAAATATGGAGAAAATAGAATAAGACGAGCATTCACTTATAAAGCCCTAAACAAATTAATTCAAGGATCAGCAGCGGATATGACTAAAAAATCAATGCTTGATTTATACAAAGAAGGTATTATAGCTCATATACAAATTCATGATGAATTAGATTTATCAGTAGAATCTAAAGAACATGCCAACAAAATCATTGAGATTATGGAAAATGCTGTTAAATTAGCAGTTCCGAATAAAGTGGATTATGAATCCGGGAAAAATTGGGGAGATATTTACGATTAGGAGGAAACATGGAAACACTTAAAACTATATGGCAAGATCACAGAAAAGCTGTGATTATTGCTGGAGTTGTACTTGTGATTTTAATAATCGCAGCACTGTAAGGATTATATGATCGATGGCATACTTAAATGCAAATATTCCTGCGACTTATGCTCAAGTCAGGAGAGAATATCTCTATGACCTTAAGGCCCACTTTGGAGAAGTGGAAGACTGTATTATCTTTGGTATGGCATCGATTACAGGGCATGCAATACTCTTTCATGCAATTATGGAAAACGGTGCTGTATTTTACCGTTTGCCGATATCTGCGTTCATACAAAGAGGCTTTGATGTCAAAAAAGTTCCTAGGATGCGACTTGACGAGTTGGAGCTTTGGAATTGTTTTAGTTACTATCCTGCTATTACTACTTATGATATCCTAGCAGGACAATCTGGAAAATATATAGGAAAAGATAAGAGATGGTATTACGGAAACTATCTTTTTACAGTTGACTGGAGCCACCCAGAAGGTAATATAGTGGATACGGATCATTCCGAAATTCCGCACGAACATAAGTGCGCACACATATTAGCCCTTGAAAAGGGCAACTATGCGGCTCAGCCAAATAATAGATTAATATGGAACATACCTTCTTTCACGGTTAAAGAGGAAGTTCCAACCGATTGGAAGGTACAGACCAGTGATTGGACTGTTGAAAATAGTCGTAGATGGACAACCGAGGACTCAGACAAGTTCTTCTACGGAATTGAGGAGAAAAAAGATGGATTACAAGACGATAGTTAAAAAATGGATTATAAGACCTTTAAAAAAGGTTTGGGATTTCTTGCGAAAAAATGACCGATAGATTTTGTAAAAAATGTAACCATTTATGTCATTGCATAGAAGCAGATCACTCAGACTGTAAGTGTGAGAACTGTGAATGTAATGGACGAGAAGAAGATAAAACCTATGAAACGGGTGGTGTCGTTATCGACAGCACTCAAGACTGTGAGGCATGTGAATAAATTTTATTTAGTAATAGCATTACTATTTGCATTAAGCGCCTGCTCGGTAGGCAAAAAATGTG